CTGCGGGCTGAGAAGTAGGGCATCAGCCAACTCATTGACTGTCAGCCCCAGCTTTCTCCGCGCTGCTTTAGCGGTTGCGCCATTCATCTCTGACATCTCTTTCGTGCGCTATTGAAACCCAGAGCGCGGTAATCGCGAACACTCCGAAAACAAACCATTCTGCTGTCATCTCAGTTCTCCTAATTGGCGGGCCACTTTAGCCCCGCGCTTCAATAGCCGCTGGATACCGAAATATCTAAAGGGTGTAAAGCACTTTTTCCACCTTTATCGGTTTTCAGGATTGGCCCCTTGCCACTGTATGATGTCGCCTGCGCTTTCACCATCCGGCCAAGGCTTCCAACGCCATAGGCTGCTCTCAGTGTAGCGAACGATCCAGCCCTGACGCAGCTTGATGTCTACGAACTCGTGAGGCGGCTTTCGACCCCTGTTAATCGGCACTGGTGTCCTCTTTACAATATATGATTGCCTCCGCTTTAGTTGCTAGGCTGCCAAGCTGGACACCTGTTATATCGCAATAATGCAAGATGTCGATCAGCACATCTTCAAGCGCGATGTTGTGTCTAGCCAAGCCCCTCATGTTGCCAGCCCAGTTGTGCAGCAGGTCATCCATCAAATCGGCACTAGCCATCTCAAGCTGCAATAGCTTTTCGAGAGAGCGAATGCGTCCAACCAAATCGACAGCGGTATCCATGCGGGCAGTATATCACCGCCCGGCGATCAAAGGAAATCCTCTGGCTTTCTGATTAGTGCATCGACCCTCTGGCTCCCTAACTTCCTTGGCTCTTCAGTAGACCCGTGCCACTCTCTCAAGAACCTGTCAGCGGATCGGTAGCTACTTGTCTCCAGTTCGCGCAAAATGGTTGGCAGTATCTGGCCGTGGTAAGTGCATTCACGCCGAGCCGTTCTGCAAGCTGCGTTCAACCTACTGCGTGACACGCCAGAAATTTCAGCTGCCGCCACAGTGAGCCATTCAGTTGCAGCGTCATCGCTCATGCTAACGGGCCTGACCAAAGCTAGGCAAGCCGACAGCTGGCTAATGATTTCGCGCTTCGTAATGGTCGATGGCTCGTTGCGCTGCTGTCGCAGTGCCACTGACTTGGGTTCGTTGCTTTCCATTTCTTCTCTCCTTCACTTCGTAAACGTCAGCCCAACACGCATTCGTTGATTGATCTAGAACCTCTGCTACATCTTGCCCATCGGCCCGCATCTTTTCAAGTTTGGTCAGCAAGTTCTGAACCGCCCTGTCTGTCATTGGCTTCATGGTGGCGTTCCGCATATTAACAAAACCCACCCAAGCATCCAAAGGCAACCAATCAGGCCAGTCTCGCGTGCGTGTATCTCTAATAGTAATAGTGTTATTATCTGGTATAGGTTTGCCCTTCTGGGCAATTCCATTTGCCCTTGAGGGCAGATGCTTCTGCCCCTGAGGGCATAAGTCAGCATACCACTTGGTGCGGTCATACTGCTTGCTGTTGAAGTTGCCAGAGAGCACAAGGCCAGCGTCCTCCAGCTTCTGCAACGCTATCCGTATCTGCTTAATAGTGAACTGCGGATAAATTTTGCGCCAGCCCTCAACGCTGTTGTAAACCCACGCACGGCCCTCATGGATATTGTGGCCGTTGCCCTCGTTGGTAGCGCACCAGAACTGAATGCCGTGATAGATGGTAGCCGCATTAACCCCAAGCTCCACAGCAATGTCACCGTCATAAGAATAAATCATTGGCCCACTCCCTTGCTTGAATTGCAGGGGCGGCAAAAGGTCTGGAGGTTGTCCAGATCATCACCACCGCCAGCCCAGACCTGCTTGATGCTCATCTTGCCTTCCTTATTCCGTTTGCCTATAATAGCTCCTGCGCGTTTTCCTCTCCTTCCGCGCAAGGGCCAAGTTGAGCAGAACCACTCTGTTCCTTGGCCCTTTTTTCTGCCCGTTGTATTCTGTAGTCGTGCTGGGCGACCCCGTGCATGACAGTGGTGTGATCCCGATCCATCATCCGACCGACTGCGCTATACGAAAGCCCGCAATTCAACAGCGCCGAATAGCAATGCTGCCGTGCGACAACATGATAGTGGCTTTTGTTGCGACCAACCATGTCAGCGTAGGTAAAGCCATAAGCCTTGGCTACAGTATTGATCAGGTTTTTGTAGCGGTCTTTGGGTGTTACGTTCACCACTTGCCCACACTCCAGACAAACATTCATTCAAACCTCCTTGAAAATCAAATCATCGTAGAGAGCGACGAAGACCGCTCGACGTAGCGGCCAGTCTCTAGCCGCAAAGCCCTTGACCTCTTCGACAACAATGCGGCCCTGCTCATCTTTATAGCGAAAGTCTGCGGTGTAGCCGACACGCCTTCCGTTTTTGTGAGCGAGAGGCTTGCCGTTAATCTCAAACCAAAACTTTGGCTGTTGCTCAAGGTCGCTAATTTTGCCTGCTCGCTCCATACCAGACAAGGCATCGCATCTCGCCGCCTCTTTTTTTGAGCCGTGAGTGTGTCCATCAGCGCAGTTAGCTTTCTGCGCTCCATACTTATTGCCGAACCTCATTGATCGTTGCCTGCACCTGTAGATACTTCTCCAACGATGGCACACTATGACCATTGCGCCAGTTTGACAACGTGGCTCTCGTTACGCCGCTCATGACGGCCATTTTCTTCATTGAAACGCCAGCATCAGCCAGATCGTCAAAAAGCTGCTCAACAGCTTGCTTTGTATAAGTCATCATTATCCTTTCTGTGTTTAAGATGGGCGCTCCATAAAACACTCTTGACAGTGGTGTAAACCCTACTTATCACATTTTTTGCGTTACGAAGGAGAAACACATGACGCATCTAAACCAACGGCAAGTGATAGACAGCGAACAACGCGCATCTGATATGTGGCGGCTGGCGGATGGCTTTAGCTTGCAGGAACCATCTTTAATTCAGCACAATGCGGCAGCTATTTCAGAAACAGTTGAAAAGCTGCAATTCGCTTTGGCTCAAATTTCTGCGAAGGAGAAAATCAATGGCCGTTCACGCTAAACTTAACAAGGCCCGCCTCGCCTTTCACGCAATGCCGTTGAAAAAGTCGGGTCACAACTCGTTCGCGGGCTATCGGTATTTTGAACTTGCGGACTTCCTTATTCCTGCCTTGCAGATATTCGATGACTTCGGATTGTGCGCGACGATTAGCTTCAGCGATGCTTACGCCACGATGACAATTGTGGACATTGAGGACGGTTCGCAGATCATCATCACCAGCCCGATGGGATCAGCAAGCCTCAAGGGTTGCCATGAAATTCAGAACATTGGCGCGTGTGAAACTTACAGCACCCGCTACCTCTGGACTGCTGCACTTTGCATCGTAGAACATGACGCACTGGAAGCCACGACAGGCAAGGTTGAACCGCAATCCAAAGGCATGAGCGATGCGGACTTTGAGGCGCTGCAATCACTCGTTGACTCAACACAGACAGACGCAGCCGCGCTTTGTAAGCACTACAAAGTCAAGTCACTGCGCGATCTGAAACCAAACGACTACAAGGCTGCCCTTGCTGTCCTACAGAAAAAAGCGAAAAAGTAATGACAGAGAACATTGAACAGCGAAGCGATGAGTGGTTTGCTGCTAGGTGCGGATCAGTTGGCGCAAGCCAGATTTTCGATGTCATGGCGACCACGCGATCAGGCACTCCGACTGCTGGCCGATCCAATTTGAAAGCCAAGCTGGTAATTGAACGGCTGACAGGCACACAGGAGGATGGGTTTAAGTCTGCCGCTATGCAGTGGGGTATCGATCAGGAACCTAACGCCAGATCGGCTTATGAGGCGCATACAGGCGAATTTGTTACCGAGGCGGGTCTTTACTGCCACCCGGTCATTGATGGCACTCACGCCAGCCCTGACGGGCTTGTAAACGATGATGGGTTGGTTGAGATCAAGTGTCCGAACAGCGCCACCCATATTGAAACGCTCAAGACTAGCAAAATTGATCGTCGCTATATCTTACAGATGCAATGGCAGATGGCTTGCGTAGAGCGCCAGTGGTGTGACTTCGTGAGTTTCGATCCGCGAATGCCGCTGCACTTGCAGCTTTTTGTGCAACGTGTGGAACGCGATGATAAACTAATCCAAGAGATCGAAGCCGCCGTGGCTGAATTCTTGACCGAGGTGGCTCAAGATGTCGAAGCCCTGAACAAAATAGGAGAGTGAGATGAAACAGAATGAACGATTGTTAGAACACCTCAAACACTTCGGCAGTGTGGAGCCTATGCAGGCATGGACACAACTCGGCATTTACAGGCTGGCATCGCGTATTTGCGAACTGCGTCAGGACGGCCATCCAATAAAAAAGAAAATGGTGTTAATGACGAATCGCTGGGGCGAGGAAGTCCGCTTTGCACGATATACGATGGAGATGGTCAATGACTGACATTGAAATGGATGATGCAATTGATGCAGCGATGAAAAAGTGGCCGCTGTGACATTGCCTCCGCGCATTCCAAAGAAACCCAAGCGAGCAAGTCGCTGGCGTAGTCAAGCACATTGCAATTTTGTGCGAGGCCATGCTTGCAGCACTTGCGGATCAATGGTTGCAATCGAAGTTGCTCACGTTAGGATCGGGTCAGGCGCTGGCATGGCGCAAAAGCCGAACGATTGGTCAACAGTCAGCTTGTGCAAGGAGTGTCATCAAAAACAACATAGCGTTGGCGAAAGGACGTTCTGGGATAACTACCAGATTGACCCGATTGAACTCGCTGAAGCGTTCGCCAAAGCAAGCCCAAAGGCGGCAGAGATACGAGCCAGAAAGGCAGAGAAGTGAAGGAGAACTGGAAACCAATTAGTGAGCAGTATCGTCTAGCAGCGCAGGAATGGGTTGAACTAGATGCGGCTGCTCGTATGCTGGACGAAGGCAAGAGCGCCTTCATCGCGCAGCAAATTAACTCGATGGGCGATATGCCGCACTCTAAAGCCGACAGAGTGGTGAGAGCGTCAAAAGCCTATGCGGACTACATCAAGAAAATGGTGACAACGAAAACCATAGCCAACAGGCAAAAGGTTGAGTTGGACTATCTAAAAATGCGGCACATGGAAAACACCAGCGCCGAAGCAAACGCTAGAAGCGAAAGGAAGTTGTAATGAGTAATCGTTTTGATATTTGCACACCACGCCCAAAGAAAGACGGGGGCAGCTATTGGGTCAAAATCGGATCGGCATGGCAGGGTGACAAGGGCATCCAGCTTGTCTTTGACGCACTGCCTATTCCAGACAGCGAGGGCCGCTGTGTCGCTAACCTGTTCGAGCCTCGCAATCGTGATGACCAGCATCGCGCTAACCTAAGCCGTGGTCAGCAGCAAAACACATCACGCCGCGAATTAGACGATGAGGTTCCGTTCTGATGTCGAGGGCAGTAAACCTTGAGCAGTTGAAAGACGTAGTGTCAAAGCTGAAAACAGCGGAGAGGGTTGCGAATTACTATCACTGTTCAAGGGACGTTGCCGAAAGGATGATTGTGCTGGCGCAAAGGTTGGCAGCATCACAGGCGGCCAGCCCTACAGTCTTGACCAAGACCACCCGACCTTCGTCATTCAATCCTAAATCTGACCCGCTAGAATGGTCGTGGCAAAAGCAGAAAATGGACATGGAGAATGGAAGCCGCAACCTACTGATAGCAATGCTAATCGAAGGCCGACACTGGCTGTCAGACGATCAGGCCACAAAGAAAGCGCGAGAATTGGGTCTTATTCCCTACCCGCGAAATTGCCGAACGCTATGCGCCTCACATGATTAACCCCAAAATCACCGAGGCTCGCGTTGGTGTTATCGTTGAAAACGATGGATACAAAACAGCCTAACCCCAAGGGGCTTCGGCCCCCACCATTTAAGGAGAGATGAGATGGCAGACAACTGTCAAGAGCAACTGCGCGAACAATGCGCGAAGATTGCAGGGCAAATTGAAACTGGCGAGTATGATTTCGATCCTGAGTATAGCGACGATCAAAGTCCGAATGCGTTTGACTATTTGAGCGGTGCTTTAGAAATTGAGTATGTGCGCGACAGCCAAGGCAGCTATTGCGGTGCAATCGTGCTTGTCGCGTTCGGTGGGCCTAACATCTGGATTGATACGCGCTGGCAAGAAGTTCGCGGTGCATGGTGGGGCAATAGTTGCACTGTGCCATATCATCGCGATGCATTAGGGCTAGATGATGCCCTAGAAGAATTGATGTGATGCCAACCAAGGAGAGATGAAATGGCACACAGACTAAACATAGGCCCAAAAACACCAGCCGAATGTGGCTCCGCTGATGCTTATTACAGCGGAGGCCGATGGTATGGATACAAGCCGCACTGCTATCGTGATAGTGGATATGTTCCTGATTGCGATATGACAGACAAGGAACTGCGTGAGTATCGTGAGGCATTCTTTGCGCAAGACGATGAGAAGGATTGGGGTCGATGATTATTGGAGCAGCAAAACCACAGCAGCAAAGACGGATCAGTTCAGATAACGCTTGGCCTTTACGTCGAGCTGATGGCAGAACATGGGCCGAGGCCAGCAGGGAGCAAAGCAATGATGGACAAAGAAAGCCCAGCCGGATCGTGGAAGCAGGCGATTGAGTGGATGAGGCAAGTGAAGAATGACGCGCCAGTGGCCGACAGGCCAAACGCCGAAGACTACCGCAATCGTGCGGAACGTGCCGAGGCTGAGTGTAAGGAAATCAGGCGCAAGCTAAATGTGATCGCGGCTATTCTGCGCGATCTATAGCTGCCCGCCAAGCCTCGACTGTCAAGCGATGCTTTACACTGCACTCCATGTAGCGAGCAATCAGCTGGCTTTCCCACAGCGCCCTCTCCGGATCGATGAGCGGGTCGGGAACGTCATCCAGTGGGCGGCAGTTACTCTCTAGGTTGGCCGGTGGCGGCGGCATTGGCGTTATCGATACCGCCTTGGAGCACGCTGACAACATTATCAGGAGCAGCGCAGCTAGGAGCAGGAGCAGGCACTTCACGATAAATCTCGCGGATGCTCGTTCCTCTGCTGGCTCCCAGCCCATCGGCATAATCTCTGAGCGTCTCGTAGGCTCTGGCTTGTTGCTCCAGTTCATCTTGCATCTCCTGTTGGCGCTCTGCCGCCTCTTCCAAAGCGTTCGCAAGTGCAGCATCGCATTGCCAATCCCTTATCTTGTAGCCCGCTGCTAAACTAGCAAGCAAAGCTACGCCAGCGATGTAGGGCATAAACGATCTAAAGATCATTGCTGTCTGCCCCTTTGATCTTGCCCCATTCACGAACCCCAAAAGCCGTAGCGCAAGCCGTAATCACCGCAGCCCAGCCCATCAACTCAACAGGCTGATTGTTCATAAGCGGAAGTGCAACGCCGTTCACAGCGACACTAGCCGCAATACCTACGCAGGTTAGCGGCCTCCACCAGACACGAATTGCTTCACGAACTTTTCCAAACATAAAGCTACATACCACATCGCCACAAAGCCGAACACCCAAACCGAACCAGTGCAGAGTAAGAATACCGCCGCAAAGATCGGCGGCAGGATCACGCCGGATAGTCGCGCCATGGCAATTGCCAATGCGGGCCATCTTTGAAGCTGCGCCAATCGCCACCCCATTCAATTTTCACGCCAACGTCTTGCGCTGCCTTTTTGATCGTAGGAGCAAGGCGGTGATAAATCGGCCAATCCCAAGACACCTTCCCGTCAACAAGCGGAGCAATGTCTACAGCGTGACCTGTCAGGTGGCGTGAACGCAACGTGCGACTAGCGCCAGAGGCTACGAGCTTCCGCTGGCGGCTCATGGTTCTCATGCCCTCCAGAACAGTGAAGTCAATGTCGGTTGTGGCGATGGCCCTGTCCATGACCTTGCGAAGATCAGGATGGATGCCCTCTAAACGCCTGAGGGAGCGCGATCCGAATGAGTATGGCATAAACTACCTCTCGCGCCCTTCTTGCGCTTCACGGGCCATCTGAGAGCAAGCCTCGCGCATTGCTACACCCAAGGCTTCAGCCAGCCTGTCCCTGCGTGGCTGAATACCGAAGAAAGCGAGGATGCGATTGACTAGCATGGGCGAAAAGTAACTTTTTTTGCATAAATCGTCAATTGAGTGTAAAAAGGGCTTTACACCCCCAAGGGATTGGGTTATCTAGGGTGCATAGAAACAAGGAGATATGAAATGCTTTTTGGAATTGAACTTGACGAAAACGGCAACACCGAACCGCTAACCGACAATCGCGCAAAGGCGATGGCCGCAGCACGGCGCAAGGCAATTAAAAACGCCCGCGAATTAGATAGCAACCCACCCGTGCATTTGCTGACGTTCAGCGACAACCAACCAAACGGCAAGCCGAACAACGCAAGTAACGCAATCGGCCAGATGGTTTTTGTTGGCAACACAACGC